CCTTAGGGTACTTGGTGTAACTAGGTGTGATTAGGGTCATGGGGGACTTTTGCGTGTGTCGTTGCTTATATACCACTTCAGAAATTTGTAATATTTTATAAGGTCGCCTTGCAAGATTATTGCACCTTGCAATCCTAAGTAGTCTGGATTTACAGTCAGTATTACTAATTACAGTCGGTATTCACCAACAGGGTCTAATAGGGCTTAGGTGAGGTTTTGGATTGGGTCGCTATGGATATAGCTGGGTAGGTTTAAAACTGGCAGGTGGATGATCCTTGGAACGCACAGACCGCAGGTCAAGCGTGAACAAGGTGTGATTAGGAACTGTCAAAAGTAGGATAGTGACCTGATTAATAGGTTATTCGGGTCATACCAATAATCGTATAAAGTTTATTTATACTATTTTCAGTATAGTCCCTAACTGGTACAATCTCAATTCTCATAGGAGAGTTGTAAGGTTTTTGTACTAGAAAATATAACACATGGACTCAAGATGGTTAGGTTCAGGAGTCCTAACCACCCTAAGTAGTCCTAGGTATCCTAGGTAGCTGATAATTCTTCTTCTTCAGAGATATACCCTTCTCTTTTCAATTGCTTCATAAAGGCAGCACACAACTCCATTTCCAATATTTTATGTTTAGGAGTATGATCCATGTCCAAGGTGTGAGCAAGTTCGTGAGCTAGGTATCCTAAGATATCTATCTTTGAATTAGCTAATACCTTAGAATCTCTAGGGTGACGATGGGTGTGTATGTATATTCGGTATGTTATCCAATCATCGGTCATTATACAAGCGTGCATACCTTGTCCGACTCTTTTGTTTTCTATACTCCAAGCAGAGACTCTTGATATTCTCTTACCTTCTGGTAGGTAACTCTTACTTAGTTCTAGGTAAGGTTCTAACCATTTAAACTTGACTGGTAGCTTGGTATTCATAATAGTAACTCCTATCTTGTTATCTTGGTTAGTAGTTGGTTAGTGATAGGTAGTAGGGTGCTAATAAGCACTGAGTTATCCTAAGTTATACTGGATATAGAACTGTTAAGAGTAGGTAATACTAAGTATACCTAGAACTATATACCTAAGTAGGTACTTTTGTTTTTGCTTTTTTGTCCCTTCATATCGTTGCATCTTGGCTAACTCAGTGTTATTAATCACTATTTTCGACTGACATTTTTAACAGATTGACTACGTGGTTTCGATAGGTTAGCAGCCATGCGATTATGAAAATTTAGAGGCTGGTGTGTTTCTGCACCACCCATTCCCATTTCTCTACACATAGTCTTTAACTCTTCATCAAATGCTTCTTGTTTACGACGATCAAGTGCAGCTTGTTGATCAAATGCCATTCGGTCCTGAAAGAACTGAACAGCCATTGCAAGTGCATCTAATCTATCGTCATGCTTGAGAGAACCCTTGTCTTTGGATAGACGAGCTAACTGATAGAATAACATATACTGTGGAGCAACGTCTGGAGCATACCTAGTCATTGCTGAGTCATAGTCTTGTTGGATCACGGAAGGATCGATTACTAAACGATGTTGGTTTAGTACTGGTTCCAGTGCGGATATGATCCTCAGTTCCTTTTGGGTGTTCTGTCTTACTTCTTCTATTGAGCATGGATAAATTCTGTTTAGGTGTGGTCTTAATAGTTGAGTGAACATACCATCACCAAAGTTTGATTCTACTATAATTTTGTTTACCTTCTGATTCTTAGCAATGTTGCATAATGCAATCATGACTTCATCAGAGTAACCACCTTGTAGTCCACCAGCACTTGGGATATAAATGTTCCCACAGCACATCTTTGCCACCGCATAAGCAGTTTCATCTGCACCACGACCTGATGGGTCAATGACCATTACGGACGAATCGTAGGGCACGTAGGAGCTTCTGACAACCTCACTAGCATAATAGTTCTGACCAGCCATGGCTACGTTTGGTAGTTCCTTAAGTTTCAGTACAGGATTATTAGTCCATAAAATCTCTTGAGGAGCTTTGTCTGATAAGCAAGCAGCAACTATAAAGTCACTGATCTTCAATGGAAATTTGTTTACATCAGATAACATGGTGTCTAACATAAACTGTAATGCGAATCCTGACTTACCATATTCCAATTCACGCTCAAGTAAATCTTCAGCATTGAATCGTGCAGGATCGACTGGTTCACCAGCTAGATGATCTTCCAATCTATCTAGGATGAAAGGTGCTATGCGACTAGCATAACCCTTGAGCTGTTCCTGTGTAGGATAACGAGCTGTCCAGATTCTTAATTGATAACCTCTACTCTCCTGTACATTGTACAAGGACAGTTCGGTTTGTGGAGTTCCTAGATAAACAATCTTACCATTTGGTTTAATAACTGCAGAGAACTCTTTTACCAGTTCACTTAGTTTGAAACGCAAATCAGGAGTAGACGAGTTACTAGGAATCTCGATATCATCACCAACAATCAAGTCGGCACGTGAACCAGTCAACTGACCTGTAATACCAACAGACTTCACACTAGGTGATCCTGAGGGTAACTTAGGTCCAACATCGAATGCTACGTTTGAATCTCGTTGACCTTTACTCTTATCAGCAATCAAATGCTGGAGCATTGGAACATCGTTGATCAATGTTTTAACAAAGATCGAGAATGCATCTGCACGTTCTTTACCTGCAGACACTACCATGATTTCAATTTGAGGATCGAGGTACAATCTCCAACAGACATAGGCGACTGTGATGTAGGATTTCCCTACACCACGGAACGCTTCTATGACTACTTTACGAGGACTGTTCTGGAGATAATCAGCGATATCATATTGAACTGCAGTTGGTTCAGGAAGCTTTAGGTGTTGCCAAATGACAAACATAAAGTTCCTAAAGTCCGACATAGGATCAATTCTTTCTTTCATTAGTTACTCCTAGAAATTGGGAAAGGTAGGGTTTTAGAATCTACCTGTTCCTTTAAATCCTTCAGTGGTTTACTGTATCCAATATCTGCTGCAATGTTATTATCCTTAAGAAACTTAATAGCCTGAGCAATGTCTTGTGCAGAACACTCAGGGTCTTTAAGCATTGTCTTAAGCTTCTTAGCAACAGCAGCATGGAGATCAGCGAGTTCTTCTTCTGAAGCTTTACTCATTGTGTCCTCCTATTTCTTTTTAATAACAGCATTGATGACATCCTTAAGGATACCATTACCTGCCTTAGCAATACTTGGAGCTACTGACATCACACCAAATGATGCTGCGAATATTTGCCAGAACACTTCAGGTAAATTGGTTTTCAATAAACCGAAGCTCTCACAAATAATCAAAGCAAACATACTACATATGATTATAGCTCTATAATTTCTAACCAACCAGCTTTCGCTAGTGGCTTCTGCAACTGCTTGACTAGCTACTGACTCAGCCAGTTTACCTTGAAGCTCGAAGAGTTTACCCTCAAGCTCCATGGTTTTAACTGTGACATCAGCTTCTATCTTAGCTAATGCATTTCGTAACTGCAACTTCTCTTCAGTACTTGTGTGAACATTATCTACAAGGTCTGCTGCAGGTTTAAAGATGTCTCCGATGAAACTTAGTAATCCCATAGATTACTCCTTGTGTTTAGTTTTAAGCTCTGCAATTTGTACCCTCTGATGTGATACCTCATTCTCCAGCCTACTGATACGTGACTTCATCTCGGTCAAGCTTTCAGATTTATTTTCATCTTTGATTATCAGCTCCCTTAGACTTATGGTTACTGCAGTTAAACTATCAGTAAGCTTAGTTAGAGATACTTTGAAATCTTTTAAGGTCCAGATGACTAACCCAACACCAACAGATATTATACCTTTGAATAGGTATTCAACCAATAACTCTGCTGTCATTAATCCACCACCGCAGCTCTTGCTGCTGCACGTGCATCTAATATATCTTGTGGACAAGCCATAGATGTTTCAAACCAACGAGTAATGTACCAGTCAGTTGATCTTAAGTAATTTTTGGACTCTTGGTTAATCTCTTCTTGAGACTTAATTGCATCACCAATCACAACTTGATACTCTGCAGGATTCCAACTCTCGTCTTCATTCTGCGTTGCATTCTCACCAAAGGATTTAATAGACTTGTGATATTCAAACTGTTGTTCCAGTTCTTCAATAGTGGAGAAGTCTAACTGATTAGTTAGAACTCCTCCTTTAAAAATTGATAAGCGTTTCATAATTACCCCACATTTACTTTAGTTATTGTTATCCAGTGAAAATCAGTACTGTTAGATAATGTCTTACTATCCTGTGATCTAATTGATAAAACTTGACCTTTAGTAAATCTATCTGTTACATTGAAGTGTAATGAAGCTATGCTACTTACATCATCATCATAACTAATAACTTTAACTAATGTACCATTGATATATAATCTAAGTTTATTACCAGTGTTAGCTGCAGTAAATAATACAAGTCCACACAGAGTGTAACTACCAGTGCTAGGCACAGTAAATTGATTTCCATTCCATGCACTATGTGAGTCTAATACTTCAGTGAATGAAATATCAGTTGTTGCAGCAGTAATTGATTGACCAGCATTACCAGCAGCCTGAACAAATGTATTGTCTAGGTTTAATCCAGTAAGAGCTGGGTTCTTAGAAGCACTAATAACAACATAACTTGATGAGTTATTAGTATTGCCAACAGAATCATAGCCTATAGTTCTAGTGGTATTAGAAGCAGACTGAGCTGTTCCTGCATCAATGGTTAATACTCCAGATACTTCATCATAAGTCCAATAAGCACCATATTGTGCTGTAGTCGATGGTAGTATGTTATCAATACTAACAGGTGTAACTTTAGCTGCAGACAAATAAGCATTTAACATTACACCTTTTAAATTCTTACCAATCTGTATAGAAACTATTGTTGGGTTTCCAGCAGTTGAAGCTGCATTATAAGCTCTACTAAAAATCTGAATACCATTAGCTGCCATACTTGCAACAGTCTGTGTAGGAGCTGTTGTTGTCTGAGTTCTGGTATTTGAGTTAATAGCAAGAGTCTGTGTAATTATTGTTCCAATAGGTGCTGTAGGTAATGTAGCCAGCGTATATAAACTAGAACTTGCATAAACCAGTGGAGCAGTATCGGTTGAGAAAGTATCAGGAACAGTTAAAACATTTGCATTAGAATTATACCAACCATTAATAGGAACTCTAGCTTCAAAAGAAACTATAGCACCTGTCCCTCCTAAGTTAGTACCAGTCTGCTTAGTCAAACCAGCAAGACCTGAAGTTTCATAACCAAATGTTAAGTATGCTGTGCTTGGTTCTATCAACATGATAGTATTACCAGATGCAACAGCATTGTACGTTGCTGAACCACATTTTTGAATTGCAGGAATACTGCTAGTGGTTGCAGATGTTACTGCAGTTCCAGCTAGTCTTAAATTTACTCTTGCTTCTACACCAGTAACTGTACCATTGGTCCAACGACCTCTGTATAAGATATCAGTACCACTTCTTCTAGATTGAATTTCAATATTAGTAACTGTACCAAATCCAACAAAGTCAGCAGTGGTTAATCCTGCACTAGCCCATTCAGTATCATTAGAAATGTTAGCATACAATGTAGAATCTAATCCAAACTCAATACTATCAAACTCAAATATCTTACCAGAATTTAAAACTCTGGTCATAAACCCAACTCTAATGGATGTACAAGTACTAGGTACTAATATATTTGTAGCAAACTTATTCAAACTTGAATTAGCTGGAACAAACACAGAACTAGGAATAATAGCAGTGTTAGTAACATCATAGAATATAACTTCTATATCACCCAAAGCACCATCATAAGAATTTGACATAGTAAAAGTACACTCTCTTCCTCTGAATCTACGATCAAGAGATTGAGCAGCACTTGCCATATAATCATTTAATGAACCAGCAGCTTGAGTATATTTATAACTAGCTAATCCCTGAATAGGAGTTGCAGCATTTTTAGCAAACGTACCTGAGATAGTACCTCCACCTAAGAATGAAGCATTATCTCCAGTACTCCAGTCAGTGATATTTTCTTCTGCAATTAATTGGAATGCAGTAGTTAGACCACCAGCACCACCACCAATAGCAGTTAATATATTATCTACAATATGATACATTTTCTTAAGATCAGTAGCAAACACAAATTGACCATTAACACTAGTTCCTAAAGC